AAAAAATTTGATTGCAGCAGAGTTTGAAAAAGTTTGTGAAAAGGATGGCGTTAATAGTATCAATACAAACTCTGGAACTATTATCCGCAACGTTCGGCAAAAGTATTGGACTTCGGATTGGCTACACTTTTGCGACATCATCAAAGAACATAATGCGTTTGAATTAGTTGAACAACGCATACATCAAGGAAATATGAAGAAATTTCTTGATGAACATCCCAATATCCATCCACGCGGTTTAAATATTGAATCGAAATATTCAATAACCGTTCGTCGTCCTAAAGCGAAGGAGTAAAAAATGTCTAATGATTTAGTTCAGCCTTTTGATTTATCGAAGGCTCCCAAACATATTGGTTCTGAACAAACAGAATTAGCAAAATCACTTGCCACTACACAGAGTATTAGTATTCCTCGTATTGGTATGAATGGTAAAGGTGCGTGGGAAATTAAACTTGGCTCTATTGTACAAAGTGGCGGAGAAGCCAAACATCTTGATGTTGTTATAGTAGGAGTAGCACCCAAAATTTCCCGTGCGTTTTACGAAGACTCGTATTCTCCTGATTCAGTTAAACCGCCTGTTTGTTGGTCTAACGACAGCGAAAAGCCAAACAGCGTAATCGAAAACCCACAAGCCCCTACGTGTAATAGTTGCTCTAAAAACGTAAAAGGAGCAAATGGTAAACAATGTCGCTACCATCGTCGGATTGCAGTTGTTCGTGCAGAGAAAATAGATGGTGAAATTTATCAAATGCAGTTGCCATCAACATCCATATTTCCTAAAACTAATGGAAATAAAATGGGGTTTAACGGATACCTTAAATACCTTGATGTAAACGGAACATCAATTGATCGTGTAGTTACCCGTATGTACTTTGATGAGGAAGTTTCATGGGGTAAGTTATTTTTTACCCCAACTAGATTTGTGGATGAAGAAGATGTAACCACACTAAAAGAATTAACTAACGCAGTAGAAGTTCAAGAAGCTATTACAACTTCTTATTCATTAATAAATAATAATGAAGAATCTAAAACTGCCTTTGTTGAATCAAATGCCACAGAATCTGATGAGCCTTTTGAACCAGTTAACATATTTGAAGTTAACGATGAACCTGTAGCTGAACCTGTAGAAAAACCCAAAGTAAAAACACGTAAGAAAAAAGAAGTAGCCGCTCCAGAAGATAATCCAGACATGAAAAGTATTCTTAAAGAATTTGCGGAGCGTGATGAAGAAGTTGACGACGAATGATTACTGATAATCGCGGCTACAGCAAAAAAATTATCTTAGCTAACAAAGAAGCATCTGGAAAAAGTTTTGGTGTGCAATTAGGAAGGTATTGTATTTCGAGAGATATATCTGTTTCTGAAGTTGCAGACTATTTTGAAGTTACCAGAATGACTATTTATGGATGGTTTGATGGTACATGGGTTCCTGCACTAAAGCATAAAGAAAAAATAAGTGCGATGCTCAAAAATGGAGGGTGGGATGTTCACCGAGAGGGGGAGTAATGTTAAAGTTTTTATCAAGAATACTTGCCCCGCAGGGATATTATTGTCTTGTCGGGCTTAAAAAAGATGCACCACCAAAACAAAGTTTCCATGAAACGTTAGAAGATGTTGGATTTGAAACGAAGAATTTATTATTTAATAACTACGATATCTATTTCGCATGTGCCACATTCAAAGAGTCAGGTAAACGCACGCAAGTTAATGCCGCATGGTTCAAAAGTTTTTTTCTGGATATAGATTGTGGCGATGGAAAACCATACACAAATCAAGCTGAAGCTCTCGTAGCTTTAAAAGCATTTTGCAATACAAATAAATTCCCCACTCCCACCTTAATAACAAGCGGAAGTGGTGTACACGTTTATTGGATTCTTTCTGAAGCCATAGAAAAAACTGAGTGGCTTCCTGTTGCTGAAAAACTAAAAGCTCTATGTAAAGATTGCAACATGGAAGCTGATGCAGCTATCACTGCTGATACTGCTCGTATTTTACGAATCCCCGAAACATACAACTATAAAACTGACCCCCCTGTCTATGTTTGTGTTTTACATGAGGGGCCAGATATTGATTTTGAGTCATTTAAAGACGCTATTAATCAAAAAACCACTTCATATAAACCATCAGAATATTCTCCATTAACGCAGAAACTTATAGAGAATAAAAAATATAGTTTTTCAAAAATAATTAAAAAAATGACCACAGGTGAAAGCTGTAATCAATTAAAAATAGCTTTACTGGATCAAGAAAACGCTGACTACCGTTTATGGAGAGGAGCTTTATCTATTGCAGCGAATTGTATAGATAAAAAAATTGCCATCCATATTGTTTCCAAGAAACATTCAAAATATAATTTTGAAGAAACAGAAACTATGGCTATGGGGTTACATGGAAAACCCTATAAGTGTGAAACTTTTGAAAGTTATGCTCCTGAACCATGTGAAACATGCAAACATAAAAACAAAATAAAAAGTCCTATTGTTTTAGGACTCGAAATTCAAGAAAAAAAAGAAGAGAAAACTGTTCTTAATGAGTGTCCCCCTCTCCCACATCCATATTTTAGAGGCGCAGCAGGGGGGATATATAGAAAATCCCGTGATCCTAATGACGACGATATTTTAATTTATGAGAATGATATATTTTTAATCAAGCGTCTTAATGATAAAGAAAAAGGTGATACAGCTTTAGCAAGATTCATCTTACCAAAGGACGCTCCCCGCGAATTCTATATCCCACTTTCTGTGATGCGAAGCAAAGAAGAACTAGGAAAACTTCTAGCTACCCAAGGAATCTTACTGATGTCTAAACAGTTGGATGCCATGATGGTTTACCTGATGGCGTGTACAAAACAGCAACAAACGCAAGCAGAAGCTGAAATTATGCGTGTACAATTTGGATGGGTTGATGAAGATAATAAATTTATTCTTGGAGACAAAGAAATAGGTTTAAAAACCATTAAATATAGTCCTCCCTCCCCTTCAACTGAATCATTATGTCAGTGGATACAACCCAAAGGCGATTTAGAGGAATGGAAAAAAGTTATTTCGATTTATGACCAAGATAACTTTGAGCCACATTGTTTTGGTTTGTTCACAGCCTTCGGCGCACCGCTCATGAAACACCTCGGTTTCAATGGCGCGTTGATTAATTTGATTAACTCATCTTCTGGTACAGGCAAGTCAACTATCCTTAAAGTGTGTAACTCCGTATACGGACATCCTGACAAACTTCTAGCCCAAGAGACTGACACGTTTGCACACAAAATGTTTAGATTGGGCATTATGAACAATATGCCTTACACGATTGATGAAGTGACCAATATGGACCCGGCGACTGTTTCCAAATTGCTGTACAACGTTTCTCAAGGAACAGGGCCGGGACGTATGCAGTCCCAAACTAACATTGAACGTAAAAACGATACATCGTGGTCATTGATTGCATTAGCAAGTGCCAACTCATCAATGGCAGAAAAATTAAGTTTGCTTAAACAATTTGCTGATGGTGAACTTATGCGACTACTTGAATATCGCATAGACCAAACAGACAACATTAATAAATCAGACGCATATAATTTATTTGAAGGGACCATGCTACACAATTATGGTTTAGCTGGACCCCCTTACATTAAATGGTTAGTTAGGAATTTAAAAACAGCAGTCGAATTAACACGGGGGATGCAAGAAACCCTCGATAAAAAAGCTAATTTAAATGCAAAAGAAAGATTTTGGTCAGCCGTAATTTCATGCAATATAACCGGAGCGCATATTGCTAAAACTTTAAACCTAATAGATATTGATGTTATCCGCGTATTACGATGGGCGACAAATGATCTTATTCCTATATTACGTCAACAAATTACAGAACCAGAAATAGATTTCATTAGTGTTCTAGGGGGGTTTTTAAATATTAATCGCGGAAATATATTAGTAGTAAACGGAACTGCGGATGCTAGAGTTAATTTAACTCCTGCACCGTTAGTTGAGCCTAGATTTGAATTATCAATCAGGTTAGAACCTGATAACAAAATATTGTATGTTTCCAGCAAAGCAATAAGGAAATATTGTGCTGAAGAACAAATTATCTTTAAAGATTTAATTTCTGATTTAGACGCAAAAAATATATTCAAGGGAACTAAACGCAAACGTCTAGCTACCGGAACTTCCATTGATTCACCGCCCGTTGAAACACATATTTTCGATGTTGCCACAGATGATTTAATTGATACAAATCAATTTATAAAAAATTTAGAACAACAAACTGATGATGACGATGACGACTCAGATACACGGAATATTATTTGATATTCAATGGGATGAATTTAAACCCCACAGTTCTTTTTTTATTCCATGTCTTGATGATAAAAAAGCAAAAAAGATTTTGTACAAGAAATGTAAAGAGCGAAAATTACAAGTTCGTATAAAAACTGTTATAGAAAATAAAATACGGGGGGTTAGAGTTTGGAGGCTAAAATAAAAAAATCTTTAAAGAATAATCGTAGAAATAAACTAAGTAAGATCGCCCTCGAACGACAACGCTTACTTGAATTACATTCTAAAAAACGACAATTAAAAGCACTTACAAATAAAATAGAGGAACGCTAAATGAAAGACACAGAACTAAGCACCCCTTATTATGATTTACAATCGAAGCGATGGTATAGAACGTACAAACCTGACCCAGAAGGTACGTGGGACGGTGAACATCCACTCTCCTTCCGAGAATACATAGACGGTAAACCGCAGCCAAAGGAAATTACTCTGCTTGATAGCGAGAGGCTTGTGAAAAAATAAATAGCTAAAAGATTGGGATAGCTAAAAGATTAGGATAGCTATTCCAATCTTTTAGCAATTCGCTGCTTAACTTCTCTTTTTTCTTCCCGTACTTCCTTCAATCCTTCTTTCAAATCATCATTATCTGGGTCTGTTTTTAACATTTGTTTAAATTCGACTTCTGATTTTACCAATGCTCGTCGTTCTGCAATATCCATTTGCAGATAAATCTTGTTATGTTGAACATTGCTGTCTTCAATAACTTCTTCTATTTCTACTTCCATTTCACCTGCATTTACAAAACGATCTTCAATAAACCAGATAATAGAAACTATTCCTATAAATGCAGAAACAGAAACCCACGCTAGGCTTCGTTTAAAACTATTAAGTTTGAAGAATGTTGGGGTGATAGATTCCATTTTAAATTTGGGAACTGGTAAGGAGTTAGGGAGCGAAATTATATATAAGGATCATATCCAAGAGTGTCGCTTATCTCTCGTTGTACTCTGCGTGGCATTGAAAGGCCATGAACAGCCCGTCTTTCATGATACCGTCTTGATTTTATAGATTTTGCACGGCTGGTGGAAGTTATTTGTAAGCCCGCATTGCGAACTAAATCACTATCATTAAACTTATCCATTTCATCAAGTAATTCCATTTCTCTTTCATAATCCCCGTCTTGTATGGCCCCATACCATAGAGTCATTAATAAACGCTTTCTTTCGCTAAGTTTTCTTTCTACCCTACTCTTAAATTCATTTTCCTGATAAATATTTGCTAATTCGTTTGATGTAAATCCAAAAGCTTGCATCACTTCATTGTACACACTAGGGTCTTCTATAATTGATATACCTTTGGCGTTTTTAACCCCCTCCTGTGCATGCCTAGCTCCCCTTAGAAGATTTCTAACAGCCGCTGGGACCATTAATTCAACACCTTCAAAAGTACGTCCTTCATGCATATGTCCTGAAGCTCGAACCCAATTAGTTGGGCCAGCCGCAACTGCCGGTCCCGCTATAGAATCCATAGCGTACCAAAATGGTCCAAGTTGAGCGCGTTTATATGGATTATCTCTATACAGTAAGGAATAAAATCCTACCCTTCCTGCAAAATCAGCGTTAAGAAAGTGACTTAATGGTCCTCGATAAGACATATCTCCTACGAGTTGCCTTATATATTGATCTGTATCTTCGTAATCTTCTCCTTCATCTCTTAGCATATCCTTAGTAACGTTAGCTATAAATTCTGCAAGCCCAACTACGGGCATACCACGTACTCCTGCAAATAAGTACGACATCATACTAATGGCAGCGAATTGTCTTATTGCCATCGCCCTAGCTGTGGGCGCACCTGCGGGTAAGTTGGGGTTATTTTTCATTGGAGCAAGCATGTCTCTAAGGAGTTTTAACTGCAAAAACACTTGAGAGAAAGCAAATCGTTTAAAAGTACCTATTACTTTACCCCAGCTATCAGTAAACCAAGCTGGGCCTGCTTCAGCAAGTGCAGGTCCGTTAGCTTTATCTACTGTTCTTATAGCTGTATCAACTGCTTGTGCATGAGTGTATTTCCCTGACTTCATCGCTAATTTATATGTAGCCATCAAAGAGATTTCTCTGTTTGCTCGTTCTGAATTTTGAAAGAGCCAACTTAGGCCATACTCAACTTTATGCCATTCTCCTGTTAATGGGTCATCTGTAAATTGCGCTTCCTGTAATTCCTGACTTGTAGTTCTACGAACTGCCCCACGAGAAAACGCCGTTTCTATTAAATCGTTTATGTTTTCATCTTTAGTTCTATTTTTAGTAAACAAGGTTACATCAGATAATTCCCACCCCTTCATACCTTTCCAATCACCAATACGCAGTGTGGTATTATCATCTTTGCCCCCTGACATATATAACTTCATAGCCGCAGCTATTTCTCTTGCTGCATTCGCACCTCCATATTCACCAGCGAGTAAACCGTATGTAACCAATGGCAATTGAGTTAGGTTTACGATGGCAGAGGAAATATTTCCCGCAAGGAACATGAAATAACCAAACCATGAAGCTTTCGCGGCCCATTGGTTAGGTACAGGGTTAAGTAAGAATTTTCTTCTACCCAATAAGCTATCAATAGCTGCTGTTTCTGCAAACGAATGTCTATAGGGCAACTCTGTTACGGGGTCTGTTTCATCACTTTTATAATTTTCGACAGCATTTAATGCCGCATTTAATTCCCTAACATTATTTAATGCAGCCAATTCATGGGAATATTTTAATCCCATCTGGCCGAAGTTTGCGATTATGTCTTGTTCATACCCCGGTGTACCTTCTCGTTTTTTAAATTGTTGTTTTAAACTATTATTTGGAGAATGTCGTAAAAGTAAGAGATTAAGTTGATCTAACGCATCTTGTTTTTGTGTGCTGCCTTCAAGTCCACCAAGCTGTGCCACTATTTTTATAGCATCTTCTAATGCTCTTGTATCAGTTAAATCCTGTTGTGACTGTTTTGGACGTGCATAATATTTATCTCCTAATACTGTATCTCCTGCTTTCTTTATATTCGCCATTCCTCTTCTAGCATCAAAAACATTTTTATAGGTATATGTAGTTCTAACACCATCTATTTTAGCGTCAACCCAATATGGTCCGTTTCTTATAAGTGTAAAATAAGGAACAATACCCCCGCCCCTCGTTGTAAAACCAAGTTTAATTTTATCGCTATCTTCTAATGTTCTACCTAATACATCTTCGTTAAATCTTATTAGCCTATTTCCAGCTTTTTCATATGTATCCGCAAGTGTTGTGTATATATCCCTAAATTCTTGAGGCATTGATGGGGAATAAAATGCGTCATGTAATTTATGTATATCTTCTATTTTAGTTTGTAACTCGGCTATTGTTTCTTCAAACTTTCCAGTTACGTCTTGCCCTTTATCTTTAGCGGCATTTAATTTCCCTACTACTTCATCTAATGCCGCTTGTGTTTCATTAAGCAATACTTGTTTATTTGTCTCTCGCAGATCAACTTCCTTAACAGATGATTCATTAGTCATTGCGTAAAAATTATTAAGCAAGTCTACATATTCTTTTGAATCACCCATTCTTATACGTACTATATCTCTTAATTTTTTAGCCTGAATTAATGGTTGTGTAAAGTCCCTCCGAATATCATCCATATCCTGTCTACGTCTACCTACAATTGCATCTACATCATCTACTAAATTTGCTAATTCAGGATGAGAATATCGTACAGTGTCTGCAAGTTGCACAATACCAAGAGCGTTATAAAAAGTCTTTCTAAAAGACCATGTTGATACCCACTTAGGGATTTTTGATGCAAGGTCTACAGTCCATTCTGGTAAAGCACGAACTGCTCTATCCACACCACCCGCAACTGCATTAGCGGCTTCCCCTGCTTTACTTGGAAGGGAATACATCTCCATCATGGATAGCGGTGTTATTCTGTCGGCTGGAGTACGTACAGCAAGTTGGGCCGCGCCATACGCAATATCAACTATATCTTGTGCATCAAGAGTTTTTACAGGTAGTCCAAATTTTCTTAATAAACGTAACGCACCGTTAAAAATTTTCTTAAAAAATAATCCTAATCTGGTTGTTTGTTTGCTTTCTTGGGATGGATTTATCCCCCTATAAACAGCTTCTTCTACAAAATAAGCAATTAATTCATGGTTTGATACTTCTTTGGATATATTAGGGGTGAATTTTTTAGCTTCTCTAACTCTATTAAATGCAGCTTCAGCTAACTGAGCTTCAGGGCTATTGTCTTTTAAGTCTGCGAACTGTCTTATCCGCTTAATAATCCAATTATAATTCCCACTACCTACGAAATGCCTCATGCCCGTATGAACACCAACTTCGTGCATAAAAATACCTAGTTCATTACCCTCCTGAATATTGTCAGTAAATAAATACGGTTTTCCATTAATAATAACGCCCGCCGATGTAGGTTCAATATCAGTAAGACCAGCTTCTTGAGGTGTAGTTGTAATAGATACAGTGTCTGAAACATCTAACCCCATATATTCATCAAGTAAGGATTTAGTTTTTTCTACTGTGGTAGGGGTAATGGGAGGATCTAAAGGAAGGGATGCGAAGACGCTTCGAGCATCATTGTTGCCAACAGTTCCCCCATGCTCTTTCCCACGTCTAACTCCAAATTGTTGTTTATGTAATTTTCCAAGTTCAAGAAATCTTTGTGTTGCTCTTATAAAAGAAGGAGAAGTTCCTTTAAGTTCTTTTATTATTTCATCTATAGCAACCCTACGTATTTTTATTTCTGCTTCTAATTTTCCTTGCCTATCTCTTTCTCGCTCTGCTGCGGATTGTTTTTTAGTCTTACGTTTAATTACATTGATTGTTTTTCCATTTTCTAATTCAGCTATTTCGGTTTTTATCTGTATGTAATCCGTATTTATTCCCAATTCCCCTCTAAAAGCTATTATTAGTTCTTTTTTAGCAACTTCTCTAGTTTTTTCCCAGTTATCTTTAGCCTTATTAAGAGCTTCCAGAGTTTTTTCATCTTTACTGGATGTGTTGTGTAACGTTTGTCGAATAAATAACTCATTAGCGGCTGTAGCATATTTATTTAATGCACGGTTCGCTAATAAATATGTTTCCTTTGCATATGTCCCTGCAATATATTCATCTATTTCTCGTTTTTTTGCATCTTCAGCCCTACTAACTCCCGTTACATCCCCTGTTTCTAGGGTAATGCCTTCCTTAACTGAGAGAAATCCTAATTCTTCTAGTTTTAAATTAATTGAATCTAATTCTTTTTTAGCCTTTTCTTTTCCTAAAAGTAACTCACCTCTAAGTCTTAGATGACGCTCCAACGCTTCTTTAATTTGTTTTTCTGTAGCTAATAACTTTAAACTGTCTTCACTTACATCAACCTGAATAGCATTTTTCAGATTTTTTTCTTGAATTTCTGAAAGTTCTCCCCGAAGTCTTGTATTCCAAGCCGCAACTGTCTCTCCCTTTTTCCTCTTATCATATTTATTGATTTTACTTTTCTTCGCAATTTTTTGTAATTTTATTAATTTTGATCCAATTAAATCTATTTCTGTTTGTATTTCAGTTTCCCTAATATTGACGTTAACATCTGTTGGTGCGGAATCTTTATTTAACGCATTTGTGTCAATATCTTGCGTTAAATCTTCATCTCTATATTTGATGAGGGAATCACGTTCTTCC